TGACAACTCGTTCGAACTCATCAGGGTCAATATATCAAAGAGAGAAACCAAACTGCTCACTTTTTTTATTATGAGGTAATTATGGATTTAGAAGTACTAAAGAAAACTGCAAGAGAAGACCTTCCTATAACTGATCTAGAACATATTGATCAGGAATCTTTTAAAAATCAAATGATTAAACGGAAGTGGTTAGACTTCAAATCAGACTTTGAATTACTTTTAGTCAAAGCTAAAACTGACCATCAACTCCTTTATCGTCAGAAGTGGGAATACTATGGCGGTAAGGCAGATGCAAAAGTGTATGCTGCAAAACCGTTTGACATTAGGGTTATGAAGACAGACCTAACAATGTACATTCAGTCCGATGAGGACATTCTTAAAATTTCAAATAAAATTGGGTACTACGATTCATGTGTAGACTACTGCAAAGGCGTAATCAAATCTATCGACAATCGTGGGTGGGATATTCGTAATGCCACCGATTGGAAAAAGTTTGAAGCTGGTATGATCTAATGCGTATATCAAAGAAGAATGAAGTTTATTTAGTTCTAGATGATATGACAGATTCTACTCGACAAGAATTAACAGAGTTCTTCACCTTTGAAGTCCCCGGATTCAAATTTATGCCTATGTATCGCAGTCGAATGTGGGATGGAAAGATACGGCTCTTCTCCCCAGCTACAGGTGAGATATACGTTGGTTTGCTTGAGTATATAAAGGGATTCTGTCAGAAAAACAGGATTGACTATATATTAGAAGAAGGAGTTGAAAATGAGCGGGATATTGTTCGTCAGGTTGTTAGAGATTTCATCAGGTCACTTAAACCTAAATCCGCAGGTAAATCCCTTAAAGTGCGTGATTACCAAATTGATGCAGTACATCATGGTATTGCCAGAAATCGTGCTCTTCTTATTTCTCCTACTGCTTCAGGCAAATCACTCATAATCTACTCGTTAGTTCGTTATTATCATATGATGGGACTGAAGACCTTGATACTAGTTCCTACCACTTCATTAGTGGAACAGATGTATTCAGATTTTGAGGATTACGGTTGGAACTCTGGTACATACTGTCAGAAGGTATATCAAGGTCACTCAAGTAAGGTTGAGAAGGATGTAGTAATTTCTACATGGCAGTCTATCTACAAGTTGCCGAAGAAATATTTTGAACAGTTTGGTTGTGTGATTGGTGATGAAGCGCATATGTTTAAGGCCAAATCACTTACTGGTATCATGACCAAGTTACACCTATGTAAGTACAGATTCGGTCTTACAGGCACCCTAGACGGGACGCAGACCCACCAACTTGTTTTAGAAGGTCTATTCGGTCCTGTTGAAAAAGTTACCACTACAAAAGAGTTAATTGAGAAGAAATCTCTTGCTGACCTTAAAATCAAGTGCATTATTCTAAAGCATGAGAATATACGAGAGAGAATGACTTATGCAGAGGAACTACAATTTCTAGGCGAACATGAACGTAGAAATCAATTTCTTGCTGGATTGTTGATGCATCTTCCCGGCAACACATTATGTCTGTATCAGTTAGTTGAGAAACACGGGAAACCCTTACACCAAACAGTTCAAGATGCAAAAAATATTGGTACATTTGATGATAGGATGCGAAAGGTATTTTTCATCTATGGTAAAACAAGTACCACAGAAAGAGAAGAGATACGAGCTATTGTTGAAAAGGAGAAAAACTCTATCACTATTGCGTCGTATGGAACTTTTAGTACTGGTATTAATATTCGTAACATTCACAACATCGTGCTCGCAAGCCCGTCTAAGTCTAGAATTAGAGTGTTACAAAGTATCGGTAGAGGATTGCGTCAGGGGGACAATAAGGATTCCGTTTTGATTTTTGATATTGCAGATGACCTAACTTTTAGAGACCAACCTAACTTTACGCTTAACCATTTTCAAGAACGCATCAACATATACAATGCAGAACAATTCAACTATGAAATTAGTAAGGTAAAACTATTATAGCTATAAATATAGTTGTAGGTCACGGGTTGCCGCCCCACCCACTCTAACGCTTTAAAGGAGCATCAGCAATGTCTATTTATTTCGCAGAACAAGACCTATTCCCCGGACTCAAAGAACTAGACTTGGATAAACCCCAAAACGCAGATGAAAACTATAAAATGATTGGTGAATTAAATGCAAACTATGGTGGGGTTGGTCCTAATCGTGGCAAGTTTGGTAAGGACCATCCTAGATTTGGTAAGAAACAATCTCAAAAATGCAAAGACGCTGTGAGTAAATCACGAAAAGGGGTAAAAGCTTCCGATGAAACTAGAGCAAAACAGAGAGAAGCTTGGAAGAAAAGAAAAGAAACATTCATAAGTCCTTTTTTTGAGTACCATAAATATAAGAATAAAGATTAGAAAGAACAATTCAACTATGAAATTACAAAGGTAAAACTACGATGATATCAGATACATACAAAATCTTAAAACTCATTAGTGGTGAAAACATCATTTGCGAATTATCTGAAGATGATGGAAAGTATGAAATTTCAAGGCCATTACTAATGAATGTCCACCCAAATATGACACGAAGAGGTATGACAGAATCTCTAATGCTCTCACGATGGGTTCAACCTTTTACGGAACAAAAACATTTCGCAATTGATCCTAAACATGTTATTATTATGTTACCTGCATCACCTGGCCTAAGTGTCTATTACGAGGGTGTATTGAATAAACTAGAAGATGCTGATGTAATCGATACGATTGATGATGAAGATTATGATGAAGAAGATATCTACGATGAACTGTTAGATGAACTAGAACCAGATATTGATTTAATACATTAATGTAGTTCTATGACCCAAGGACAAGTAGATAGTAACATTAAATTTATAGAGAGTCAAGGTTCTTTTAAATTATAATGGTCCTTGACTTTATCTTACTAGTATAGTATAGTAAATAAAGATTAAGGAGAGTACCTATGGCGAAATCAAAAGGCGAACACTACGTTGATAATAAAGCATTTCTACAGGCAATGATTGAGTGGAAAGAAAAGTGTAAAGAGGCCGAGGAAGACAATAAACGTATTCCTCCGGTTACAAATTACATAGGCGAGTGTTTTCTAAAGATTGCACAACATCTATCATATAGACCTAATTTCATTAATTACACATACAAGGATGATATGATTTCAGATGGCATCGAAAACTGTTTGCAATATTGTTCTAATTTCAATCCAGATAAGTCGTCGAACCCCTTTGCATACTTCACCCAAATTATTTACTACGCCTTCATTCGAAGAATTCAAAAAGAAAAAAAACAAACCCATGTTAAGAATAGAATTGTAGCTGGCACCAACTATCAATCTTTTGATACTATGCCCGGTGATTCAACTAGTTACAGTATCGATAATTCCTTTGCAATTGATAATCTTCCAACCGAAGATGTCTATAAACCTAAGACGGTAGAAAAAAAAAGTAAAAGGGGACTAGAGAATTTTATGGAAGATGATATTGAAAATGTTGCAGTGCTCGGTGATGATCGTTGAAGATTGCAATTATAACTGACACCCATTTTGGTGCCAGAAACGATAATCAAAATATCAATGATTATTTCTACAAATTCTATGACGATGTATTTTTTCCCACTCTAGTTGAGAGGGGAATTACTACCTGTGTTCATATGGGTGATGTTACAGACCGTAGGAAGTTCATTAGTTTTAAAACTGCTAGTGATTTTAGAAAGAAGTTCATCAACCGATTTTCTGAGTTGGGGATTGACCTTCATCTTATCATTGGTAATCATGACACTTTTTACAAGAACACCAACGAAGTCAATTCAATGGAAGAGTTGGTAGGTTCTGACCGATGCAATATATACACTGGCCCAGAGGTTGTGGAATTTGATGACATACCAATTCAATTCATGCCGTGGATTAATAGCGGTAATTATGAAGTTGCAATGACAGCATTGAAGACTTCCCCCGCACAAATTTTGATGGGTCATTTAGAGGTAAATGGTTTTGAAATGCACAAGGGCCATAAATCTGAAGGTGGATGGGATAAAGAATTGTTCCGTAGGTTTGACCTATGCTTTAGTGGACACTTTCATCATAAATCCGATGATGGTCACATATATTATTTGGGCACTCCGTATGAGATTACATGGAGTGATCACGATGACCCGAAAGGTTTTCACATCTTTGATACAGATACACGGGAACTTGAACGTATTATTAATCCCCACAGTATTTTTGAGAAGATTTTCTATGACGATACTGTCAAAGACTACACCAAAGAAGATGTGTCTGGATATGAAGATAAGTATGTAAAACTGATTGTGGTTAATAAGAAAGACCTGTATCAGTTTGACAAGTTCACAGATCGACTTTTACAAGCTGATGCATTTGAGGTCAAGATTATTGAAGACTTCTCTGAATTGGATGCTGAAAATGTATCCGATGATATCGTAAACAATACTGAAGACACGATGACATTGCTAGAGAAATACATTGACCAGCTTGATGTTACACTGAGCAAGGACCGATTGAAAAACACAATGCGGTCACTTTATACTGAGGCACAAGATTTAGAAATATGATATATTTTGAGACTGTGAGATGGAAGAACTTCCTGTCAACTGGTAA